GATTTGTTCCAAGTGGATACTGCAAGGATAAGTGCTTGTTGTTCGGATAAATCACCAGTACAGAATTGGTGGTGGTGGTAATCAAATACAATTGGAATACCAATCTTATGATGGATATACATTAAATCTTTTACAGAATACATACTAGCTTTATCATCATTCTCCACAGTCAATCGTTTCCTTACACTGTCAGAGAGTTTCATAAAGTTCTCACAAAATCTATCCATTGCAGATAGTTTATCTCCGTACACCCCGTTACAATGAATATTAATCTTATTGTAAGGTGATAATTCTAAACCCATAAGGTCAAATACCTTACCATGCAATTCTAAATCAATAATAGTATTTTGTACTACTTTTGGATTGGGAGAAACTAATACATTAAAAGGACCAGGGTGTGATGTGATGCGTAGACCATTTTGTTTGGCGTAAGTACCACAACCTTTGAGTATATTTGATATTTTAGTGTAATCCGGTAAATCTTCTAAATTGTATTCACTACCCCACGGGAATATATCGGATGAAATACGAAATACTTTAATACCTGTCTTAACATTCCACTTAATAATCTCAAATAGGTCACGCACATTTTCCAATGCTAATTCAGATGCATAAGTAATACCACGTTCGTTGAATGTTTTTTTAATCATACTACGATTCGTAGTAATGCGAGGAGTTTGTTCTCCTAATGTCATATTGATACAAGCGTAACCTAAATTCATATTTTATAGTTTATAGTTTAACTAATCCTAAATATACAAATAATTTTTTACAATTCCTAATTATATTTCCCATTTATTTTCAGGACAACCAGTTTTTTCCGGTACAAATACTTTTGCTCTTAATACACAACCACATTGCCCACAAATCTTAACCATACCAACTGCTAAATCTACCTCTTTCATAAAAGGACAAGAATTGCAAGTTTCTAATCGTTGCGCAGCAATAGAAGATTGTTCTAATGTTGGGTCTACCATAACCGCGTATGCATTGAATATTTGTTTTACTTTTGATAATTTCATTTTAAATTAACCATTTTCTTTTTGGACAATCCATTTTTGATTTAAAAAAAACCATTTCTTTTATTACACATTCGCATTCTGCGCAAATTTTTATTTTTGTATTATTTATTGCATGCAATGATTCACATTCATTACAAATTTCTATTCTAGATGCACCAACCATTGATTTATTAGTAGTTGGGTCTTTAGTAATATCATAACTATTAAATATTTCTTTTATTTTAGATAAGTTCATATTAATAACTTTTTTTTGTAAAATCTTCTTCTTTTAATTTATCCAATTGTTTTTGGTTTCCATTATACATACGCATCCAATACTTTATGGCATGCCTATCGTTTATCCATAGTGTTTTATCATCCCAATCAAAATCTGGTTGAGCATAATAGGGTGCTTTTGATGTAATTGAGACAGTTTCTTGTGTATTTTCAAATGTATCTATGGTTTCTTCTTCAACCAATTCTTCTTTTTGTTTTTTATCACCATAGACCTCATAATTCTTATAGTTTTCTTCCATTAAATCATCCAAATCGTATAATTTTAAGTTTGGTTGGCCATTATTTGGTTCTTCAACTATTTTTTTTGGTTTTTTCTTTCTATCTTGCTCCAAAGCGGTGTTAAATGCGATGATAAGTGTTACTGCCATCGGGTCAAACACAAAAATTAGTAAAAATATGAAGAATTTTACAACTGAATTAATTGGTAAATCAAATGCTTCTGCTATAAACTTAAATCCACCGATTTCTCGCTCTAAATCTAGATTATTATTTTTAATTTCGTTGATTTTTATGTTCCAAACTGCTATTGAGTCATTCAAAACACCAATTTTAGTGGATAATTTAGTAATTTGCTTATCTCTATTATCAATTGAACGGATTAATCTATTGTTTACCTTACCACTACCTAACAAAGTGCCTGAATTTTGTTGTAGATTACCCATTTGTGAGTTAAGTTGCCCAATTTGTTGCTCATTTTGGGTAATTTTACTCTGAAACACACCTATCTCTCTACTAACCACATCACTTTTTAACGATGTTGATTGATATGCGTTGGATAAGAACCCAAAAATACCAGCTGATGTGATTACCACCAATGTAAGAACACAGGAAACTAGATAAAATCGTAATAATTTGTTAGTAGTATCCCAATATTGATGTAGATAGGACGCAGAAACGAGTTTAGCAATTTCTAATGATGTTCCCATCACCATAACTGCTAAACTTGCTCCACTAAATAATAATGCCAACCCTGTTACTGAAAAGAAAGCTGCGCACCCGGCTACTGCCAGTGCGGCTAATCCAACTAATAAAGTAAATGGTTTCATTTTTTCTTAATAGGGATTTTCGTTGTGTTCCAAATCTACTAGCTCTCTAATCTTTTGAGAGGTATAACCGATTTCTTCAATTAACTTAATTGCATCGTTTTGAGTAGCCTGTGTAGCACCCTTTGCGATTTTCATTAAGTAATCTGTACGAACGTCCACTTTTGTGAGTAATTCTCTTACTTGGTCTCTGTATTTCATAAAACATTATTTATTATAAGTATAAGAAAAAATAAAAGGGTAGAAAATCTACCCTCTTATTACAAATATACGAAACAAATTTTACTTTAACAACTTTATTGGTAGTTTTTTTGCTAATGTATCCTCTTTTTTTGGAATAATGATTAAAAGGACACCATTTTTGATTGAGCACTCTGCTTTTTCTAAATCGTAATCTTTGTTGATTGTAATTGTATCATCAATCTCTTTAATTAATTTAGATTGGATACTCTCAACATCTTCTTTTTTAGCCTTTACTTTTAAAATGTTGTTATTGGCTTCTACTGTAACATCTTCTTGTCCATATCCTAATACGGAATAGGCAATTTCTAATTGTACATCATCTTTTGACTGATATACAGCGTTTTGTGATAAACGAACTACCGAAGATTTTTCGGTTGTTGGTGTGTTTTGTAATCTACTGATTTCTTGTAATAATTCAAACATACTATTTTTATTTTAGGTTAAACAATTAAATTATACCATAGTATTATCAATTGCCATACCATATACAAAACTATGACACATTGTCATAATATATGACATTAAAATGTACCTACCTTAAATTCAAATGGTTGATTTTCTCTGCGTTTTAATTCACATTGTTCGGCAATTGTACTCATATGGTCTGCCCAATGTAGAATATAACCAATACTAGACCTTAATTTATCATCTGGTGAATATGTCTTTAAATACTTTTGATTATCTTCATCATACATACCATCCGTTAATTTAATTCCTAAATATTCTTTCTCTGTAACTTTGATACCATACGATTGTAAAGTAAAAATAGTTCTATCGGCAAAAGCCATAAATGAATTAGCTTTATTGCGTTTATATAACTCACCTCTGTTTTCAATATGCCATTTACTATCATTTGGAATATAATGTAATTCTTCCTTTGTACCCAACTTACCCAAATCGTGATGTAACGCAGAGAATATTAATTCTTCATCTGTAAAATCTATTTCACCTCCCATAGAAGCAAATAATTCTTTTACTTTAAGACAGTTTTTTGTTACATTAAAAATATGGTCAATATATCCACCATCATAAGAATTGTGATAGCCTTTATTTCCACTTGCAGGAGCAACCATTAGATTTCCACCCAATTCATCTTCCGAATACATAAACAATAACTTCTCAAGTCTTTCACCTGTAAAGTATTTGTTAATAATAGCAATAAATCTTTCGTAATTTTTCTGTAACTCTTCGTCTGTTTTTTTCATATTATTTTTTTCTTGTAACTAATTCTTGTTGTGTAACTATCTTATATAATAACTCTACATCTTCTTCTGTTTCTAATAAAGGTAATTCACCATAATCAAATACTGAAATTTTGTATTCACCTTTTTTTATTCCAATAATATTACACTCATCGCTAGCTGTACTTAATAAAGCTGGTCTAGATGAAGCATCATTATCCCAATCGTTTGGTAAAGGAATTATATAATAGTGATATGTACTACCATCTTCTTCATTTTCTTCTTCGTATTTAATGGCACTCCATTTTTTAAAAGAGGAATCTGTAATAGGTGTTTTAGGGAATGTAAGCATGCGTATAATGAATCATTTTTAATTTAACTCAAAGTTACGAAAAAATGGTCACATTAACAAATTATTTATAACTTTTATTTTGATGATGTTACTAAAGTAGGTTCAGTTTGTTTTTTTACTCTTTTTCTTTTAGTTTTAACTACTAATAATTCTTTTACTTTTATATCAGCAATTAAATTCATAATTTCAGCGCAAGTTTCATACTCTTCCGTTGATTCGTAGTATTCAATCAGTTTTTCTAAAAACAAAGGAAAATCTTTTGATTGTATTGTTGCGTAGATTTTTGTTTCTTGGAATCGTAGGATAGCAACTTCCTTCAGTTCATTATCTATTGCAAATTGTATTGTATCGTATAGCCAGGGAAATATGGTAGTTTTATTTTGGGAAATATATTCCTTAATGGACTCCGAAGCATCCTTTCCAAAATAGTCTTTCCAATCTACCTTCACATACATATCCGTAATTTTTAAT